GACTTCATCAACAGTTTTTCTGTTTATAACACCATCATCTTTAAGTGTTTTAAGTTCTCCTATATCTTCAAATTCCCAATATTTAGCATCATTACCTTCAAACGCTGCTTTAAGATAACGACTACCAACTTGACCTTCTATATTGACACCTAAATTAGTTGTTTTAATTAATTGTTGTATTTCTGGAAATGTAACTTTTCTTAAACCATCAGCAAACTCATCAGAACCTAATGATATTACTGTGTCAGCTATTTCATCTTTCATTATTCTTGTTGTGTACAAAACTTCTTTTTGTGCATTGACAAGTTGTATTGTTGGGTTGTCTGACCTACCTAACATTTTCATCATAAATGGATTTAACAAATGATATTCGTATGGGTGATTAACTAAATTAGGTGCACCTTTAAAAAACATTCTCATGTGTTCTTCTCCAGGAACACGAACAGCAAGTGCTGCTCTAAGCATCCACATAGGTTTTAAAGCTCTTTGTTGTATTATGTCATTATAAAAAAAACGAAGTCTGCCTTCAGGTGCTATTTGTTCTATACCTTTTGTTCTCCATGATTTTTCAAAACCTCTTCGTGGTATTTTTGCATATTTAAGTATTTCTTGTGCATCTTCCCATGTAGTAGGTTTACTAAATGCTTCTCTTGTACGACTACCTTTTGGACCAACTACTCTTCTAAACATAGATGTTGCTCTAAGTAAATCTTCGTAATCTGGTAATACAGCATAATGTTCTGCCATTTCTCTTAAAGAAAAAGCTGTTGGTAATGCTTCGTTTACTTCATCAATAATGTTTCCTGCTTCATCTACAAATGATGATGTATTTATTTTTGTGCCAGGAAACTGCATAGGTATTCCTTTTTCACCATAAAAATACATTCTTTCTCTGCTTTCATCTTGAAACACTTTTGTTATGTAATCAAATATTTCACCTTCATCTACTAAATCAGGATTAGAATCTTTTATAGATTTAGTCATTGTTCTAAATACGCTATTGACTACAGCATTTACATCTTGTTGATTTTTAGCTTTTAGTAATTGAAATATAATTTCATCTCTTTCTTTAAAACTTGCACCTGATACTTTCATTAATCTATCTAAATTATCTGCTGTTTCTGTCATAAGATTTATAGATGCAATTCTTGTAGGTGCTAATCCAAATGCTCTTTTAAGTTTTACTGGTAACACACCTGTAAGTTGTCCACCTAAACCTACAACACCACCAAATTGGTTGTTTGTTTTTTTACCTATTAACGCACCTACTGTTCTACGAAGTGGTGCTATATCTGCAGAACCACCAGTTAATGCTTCTGCTAAATTATTAGCTAATACAGATAATGCTTTTGGTTGCATAGGTAGTTTGTTAAGTGGTCTTTGATTTATTAATTCATTCATTACTTTTGCATTAAAATAAGTACCAGAATATGGTGCTAGTAATATACCTTCTAAATCACCACCACGCATCAGACTTTTAACTACTTCACGCATTAATCTGGCAATAGAATCATTTTTAGTTAATCCTGTTATAAAATCTTTACCCCATCTTGAATCTAATATTTCATCTGCAGTTTTACCAAATACTTGCCTTCTAGCTTCTTTACCAGTTTTTCCAAGTAATAATGTTTTAGCTGCTCTACCTGTTTTTATAACACCTCTACCTACTGCACTATCCAATACTGCTCTACCTGCTTTAGTGCTTCTTACTGCTCTACCTGCTTTTGTAGTTCTATTTACATAAGCTGCTCTTTCTGCACTAGACAATATTGTTCTTGCACCTGTTTTAACACCTGCACCATACATAAATAACAAGTTTGTAGGGTCAGCACCTACTCTAAATACACCATCTACTAATGCTGATGTTAAGGAATAACCTACAGAACCTTCTGGTGCAAATGTACCTGCAAGTATTCTACCTGGTGATATGTTGACATCTCCTGCAACTTTTGTGTCGTATTTAAATTGATTTTCATCTTCAGCAAAATCTTGTGTAACAGAATTACCATATATTTTTGCTGCTTCTTTTTTAGCTCTAGCAGGTGAATAACCTAAATTTAATGCTTGTCTATATCCTTCTGTTTGTGTCAAATCTTGACTGTTTGCAAAAAACCCAGTACCTAAATTTCTAACACCATATTTTTCTTGTGATTCTTTTGCTCTTGCGTACCTTGTCAAACCATATTTTTCTTTAGATTCGTTATACGCATCAGCAAAAGTATCTCCTAATAATTTTCTTCGTAATTGGTCTGGACCATTTTTCTGCAGTGCAAAACCTGACAAACCACTTTTTAAAACACCTTCTAATAATGGTGTGTCTGTAGCTTGTGATGCAACTGCAGCAGATTTAAAACTTCTTGATACCCATTCAAATCCTTGTGTAAGTTTTAAATCAGACATTTGTGTAAATTTTTTAAATGGATTTACATCTGTAATTACTTTTTCTCTATCTTGTTTTTCTTGTGATGAAAATTGTTTCGCTGCTATATCTAGCAACAATTCATCATCAGCTTGTACACCCATTTGTGGTAAGTAAGACACTAATCTTTTATCTAAAGTTGGATATGCACGACTTACATCTGCAACTTGTTGTGCTAGTTCAGGAGTTATTTGTTTTTTAAATAATTCTACTTCTTTTCTGTTAGCAGTAGATTGTTGAGAGTAATATTCCTCTAATTCAGGTGGTATAAAAAAATATGGCTTGACCATTTAGGAATCCAATAATTGGTCAAATATAGGGTCTGGAAATACCTCTCTTGCTGCCATTAAAAAATTATCTACAGTATTTGTAGTAATTGGTTCTGGTCCATTATTACCTGGACCAAAAGGAATACCTGCAGTAACAGGTTCACTTGGTCTTTGTGTAGGTGCAGATAAAGACATAGGTTGTGGTCTAGGACCTGGTATTGTTCCTCCAGAACCACCATCCATAGGTGGTGTTCCACCAACTGCAGCTATTTGATTTTCTATAGCAGTTGTTTGTCCTGTTGGGTCGCCTTCTTTTCTTGGTGGTGCAACAATATCTTGATATGCACCTCCACCTGTCATATCAGTATCAGTTGCTTCTTTTAACGCTTTGCTTTTTCTTACCATAAATCTTTTCCTAACTCTGGATTGTATTCATACTCAAATGTTAAATTTATAAAAAAGTGTGGATGTGGTGTAGGTAAAGTTAAAAATTGTTTTGCAACAACTATTTCTTCATTTTCTGTTGTTCCTGTAAATACATCTTCTGACCAATCTTCTTGATTAATCATATCAAAAAATATATTTGTAACTTTATTGTTGTCCACCAGGACCTCCTGCTAATGCACCTAATACTTGTTCTATACCTGCAGGTTGACCACCTGGACCTCCAGGAATTTGTGGTCCACCTTGTCCAAGTAATGCTTGTTCTTCTGGACTAGGTTCTTCACCTTCTGCTGTATAAAATTTATCTAGTATCTCCGACATTTTTTGTGGGTCTTTTCTTATCTCTATTGCTGCCATAGTAGCTTTAGGATTACCTTGTGCTGCTTGTGACATTAATGATTCAAACAATACTGTTTCTGCTTTTTCTGCAGATATTCGTTGTTGTATTTTAGATATGTTATCTAACCCATCCATGTTTTCTTGTAATGTCTGTGTATCTATTATTCCCTGTTGTTTTAATTGCAACCCTGTAATAATTTTTTGTGGCTCATCAAAACCTGCCATAACACCATACACTCTTCTTGTTTCATAAACTTCTTTTATATCTGATGTAGGTGTATAAGATTCTTTATACGCAGTTCCCTTGTGCCTACCTGCAATAGGTTTACGCACACCAGGAAACATAGTTTCATCATATTCTAATCTTTTAGCATCTAATTCTTGTAATGCTTCTTGTAATATTCCTTGATATTCTCTTACATGTAATGATGCAGATTGTCCTAATTCTTCTAAACCTCTACCTGTAACAAATGCGTTAGGTGATTGTCCATCATCAGATACTGGATATGCTGCACCAAGTCGCAGGTGTCTTTCAAGTCTATCTACTTGTTGAAATAATTGATATGGTAGATTATTGACTGGCTTAGACACTTGCGAACCAGGTGTTAAATAGTTAACAGCAAATCTGCCTTTTCTATATTTTCCTGACTCTATCTCTCCAACAATATTTGTTTCTGTAAATACTGCATCTTCCATAGCAATAGTTCCAAGTATGTTAATCTTTGCCATATTTGCCATAAGACCTGTAATGTGTTGAAACTGTGATTGCATTTGGTCAAACGCATATCTTTTAGCTACAACAAAACAAGGACCTGACTTTAATACATTAGGCATAAAATCTATTATCTTTTTATTTTCAGGTAGGAATACATAAGTTCCTTCTATATCTCTATACTCAACTACAACCTTCCCATGTCCTGTAGAGTTAGCCCATCCTCCTGCTCTATCTGTACTATCCATAAGTGCAGAATATGGGTTTTGAAAACCATCATTATTTTCTTCTTGTGCAAATATGTACTGTTTAGCATTTGGATATTGTTCTGCCAATATTGTATGTGGCACTCTACGAATTATTGCTAATTCTTGTGGTTGTTGGTCATTACCAAATATTCCAGGGTAACAACTAAATGGGTCTTGTAGTTCAGCATAAGGATATGGATTACCATCTTTATCTCTTTTGTGTCCTATAGTCCATGCTATAAAACCATAACCAGGTAACCATCTTGCAGCTTGTGGTAACTGCATGTGTAGTTTTTGAAATTTGTCGTAGGAAGTTACTATTCTTTCTAGTTTCTCTGATTTTTTCTTTGCTCTTTCAGAATCTTTATCATTTATAATATCTACTTTTAAATCAGGACTTCTTCCTAGTTTTTGTGAAAATCTTTCTAATGCTGTTAGAAACATATTAGGTGCAGGTAATTCATGGTATTCAACATTTATTGCATCACCAAGAAGTGCTTTAACAGCAGACTCTCCACCATTCATAATGTCACGAATCCTAGACCTATCAATCATTTGTTCTTGATTTATTACTCTTAGGTAATTAATTTTTTCGTACAACTTATCGCTATTTAAAAGCATTTAACTCCAATTATCTACATCCATACTACTAGGTTCATACCCAGTAAAGCTAGGATTATAATCATATCCTAATTCTGCAAATCTTTCTTTTTGCATTCTTCTTATGGCTCTCATTGGAAACCAACTAGCCATAACTATGTCTGTTTTTGTACCTACAGTTTTACTTCTGTTTCTCGCAGAACTGAAATATACTAACTGACTTGTATATAAGTTTACCTTTTCTTGCGCTTCATATCCAAGATATGGCAAATTTATATTTTCTTCTTGGAACATAGGTCTCATAGCTGTAACACCAAATATTGGGTCAAACTTTTGTGACCTTGTTTCATGTCCCTCTAAAAATATACCATGACTTGATGCAAACTTCCGAATTGATTCATCCTGTCTTATAGCCTTTTGAAATCCATTTT